AGTCAGCAACGTCATTATTGCGTCAACTAATTGACGCTGGCACTCTTGCTAACCTTCCGGGCGGCTTAAAAACGCGAGGATTGCGTATTAAGGGAGATAGTTCTCCAATTATGCCGGGAGAGTTCCGTGATGTAGACGTTCCGGGCGGAGTTATTAAAGATAATATCTCATTTTTACCCTATAAAGAGCCGTCTGCCGTACTTCACACCATGTTGCAAGAAATTGTGGAGGATGGTCGGAGATTTGCCTCTGCTGGTGACGTAAAAGCGTCTGATATCAATGGCGAAGCGCCAGTTGGCACGACTTTGGCTCTTTTAGAGCGCGAAATGAAGGTTATTAGCGCGGTTCAAGCGCGTGTTCATGCGGCAATGAAGAGAGAGCTTAGAATTCTCTCGGATATCGTAGCTGAAGACGGGCCGGACCAATACCCCTACGGAAGCAAGGGGAACGAGATTACCCGTGAGGATTTTGATGATCGAGTAGACATTATTCCTGTTAGTGATCCAAACGCAGGCACAATGGCTCAAAGAATTATGCAATACCAAGCTGCTTTGCAGTTGGCGCAGCAAGCGCCGCAAATGTACAACCTGCCGTTATTGCATAGGCAGATGTTGGAAGTGCTTGGAATTAGAGATGCAGACAAGATCATACCAAATGAAGATGACATGAAGCCTACCGACCCAGTTTCAGAAAATATGAATGTTATTATTGGCGACCCAGTCAAAGCGTTTATGTATCAGGACCATGAGGCACATATTGCTATTCACATGGCAGCAGCACAAGACCCTGAGATAGGGGAAAAGCTCAATATGTCTCCTGATGGAGCAATTAAGCAAGCAGCATTAAATGCACACATAGCAGAACACGTTGCGTTTAAATATCGTAGAGATATTGAACGAGAGCTGGGAGTTCACTTACCGGAGATTGATTCAACTCTGCCAGAAGATGTAGAAGACAGGCTGGCGAAGATGATTGTCCCTGCTGCTGAACAACTAACCGGGAAAGCTCAACAACGTATCGAAGCTGAGAAAATGGCGGAACAAGCCCAAGACCCAGTTCTTCAATTACAACAAGAAGAGCTAAGCATTGAAGCTGAAAAAGTTCAAAGCAAAACCAAAGTTGACATGGCTAGAATTCAAGTCGATTTAGAAAAGGCTGTGGCTAGAGATGAGCTTGAAAGAGAAAAGTTAGCAATGGATCAAAAAATTGAAGGGGCTAAACTTGGTGTTAAGATTGCAGAAACAAATAGTCAGGAAGAATTGGAATCGAAAAAAATTGCTTCCAAAGATAAGCTAGAAGGGGCTAAACTTGGCGTAGCAATTGCAAAAGAACTTATGATCGATGAAAGAACTAAAGAGATAACGGATCGGGACAATGAATGAAAGTGATATTTTAACGCGCCTTCAAAAAAAATTGCGCGAAGTGATGAATGATACTGCTGATCATATAAGCGCTGACGGATGTAAAACTTTAGAAGAATATAAAAAATGCTGCGGGATTATTGAAGGTCTTGCTTTGGCAGAAAGAGAATTACTCGACATGGTAGAAGCTGACGAGGAAAACTAATCTCCGCATACTGCGGTGCAAAGTGACTCTGGACACTTATTTCCAGTGCAAGGAAACACTAATGACAGAAGCATTAGCAGAGGTAAGCTCGGTAAACATAGAAACCGAAGAGCCGGAAGATTTAGAAGGTAGAAAAGCTCGTCAAGTCCCAGACCCAAAAGGGTATAAAATACTTATCAATTTGCCTGAACCTGAAAAGGCCAGCAAAGGAGGTATTCTTAAAACCCAAGAAACTATTGAGTTAGAAGAAGTTGGCTCTATGGTTGGTTTTGTTATCAAGATGGGACCGGATGCTTATAGAGATAAGAAGCGTTTTCCTGATGGGCCTTATTGCAAAGAAGGTGATTTTATTATTATGAGATCATATTCAGGAACTCGATTTAAAGTTCATGGCAAGGAATTTCGGCTTATTAACGATGACAGCGTAGAAGCTGTTGTTGAAGACCCAAGAGGAGTGATGAAAGTATGAGTAATGCAGAATTCACTGAAAGCGAAACATCTTCTGATGATCAATTTTTTGGGAAGAAGTCGCGGGTTAACGAAGAGCCGATAGAAGATTCGTCAGTAGAAATTATTGATGATATGCCTGAAGAAGACCGCAAGCCTGCTCGACAAGATGCGGGTGGCGACTACGCTGATGATGTTACTGAAGATGAGCTGAAAGGCTACAGTCAGAAAGTTCAAAAGCGCATTGGTAAACTGCGAGCCGTAAATCATGCTGACCGCCGCAAGCGGGGAGAAGCTGAGCGGGCGCTGCAAGAGCATGAGAGAGTTACTCAAAAGCTCCATAACGAAAACCAGTCTTTAAAGAAACTGTTACGCAAAGGCGAAACAGCTATTCTTGATACTGTGCAGAAAAAAACCAGCCTTGAAATGGCTGCCGCTGAACAAGATTTTAAAAATGCTCATGAGGCTGGCGATACAGCACAAATTGCCTCTGCTCAAAAAGCATTAACTGACACTCAGATTCGTCAGCGTGATATAAGTAACAGGTCTCAGCGTCTTAAAAAAGCGCCCCCTGTTGAAGAGGCACCTCCGCCAGTTGCTACGCGCCCTCGTTTAAGCGAGAAGCAGGAAGATTGGCAAAAAGAAAATCCGTGGTTTCAACCCACGTTTACGGACGGGCAGCAGATTCCCGCTCTTCATAAAGAAATGACAGCAGTGGGTTATGCGATTCATGATACTCTGACCAAAGAATTACAAATAGACCCTATTGGCGATGAAAATCGTTATTATTCTGAAATAGATAAAAGAATGCGAGCTAGATTCCCTGATTATTTTGGGGAAGAGGAAGCTGTTGAAGAAGTAACAGTAAGTCGTTCTGCTTCCGCCCCTCGTAGTAACAGAAACGTGGTTGCGCCCTCTGCTAGAAATAACGGGGCGAGAACACGCAAACTTAGACTTACCACATCTCAAGCGGATGTCGCTAAAAAGCTTGGGATAACCAATGAACAGTATGCTACTGAATACGTTAAAATGTAGGAGCGAGCAATGTCCGAAGAAAATAGCGCAACCGAGGTGGATACCACCGACCGCTCAGCAGATGAGCGCAGCAATGAAACTAGGCCAAACGATTCGTGGCGGCCTGCTACCGCACTGCCCACTCCCAACCCTATAAAGGGATGGAAGTTTCGCTGGGTTCGTACCAGCTCTCTGGGGCAAGCGGATAATACTAATGTCTCGCAAAAAATGCGTGAAGGATGGATACCTGTAAGAGCAGTAGACCATCCTGAGTTACAAGTTATGTCTGATGTGGGTTCCCAGTTTAAAGGGAATGTTGAAGTTGGAGGTCTTTTGCTTTGTAAGATTCCTGAAGAGGAAATTATGAAGCGGAGTAAATATTATTCTGACCTTGCCAAAAATCAGATGGAAGCTGTTGATCAAAGTTTTATGCGAGAAGAGAATCCTGTTATGCCTCTTATCAGAGATAGGTCTAGTAGGACAACTTATGGTAGAGGATAGTTCTGTTTAAGGGGCTGTCTTCATTAATGACATAGGAGATTATTATGTCTACAACTGCAACCCCTATGGGAGCAGAACCAGTTGGCGGTTTAAGCGCTTGTGGTTCTTTTTCCGGCAAGGTTCGACATATCAAGATAGCCAGCGCTTATGCTGCCACTATTTTTTATGGCGACTTTGTCAAGTTAGTAGCAACCGGAACTGTCGAGAAGGACACTGGTACGGCTACTTTGACTCCGGTTGGTATATTTATGGGCTGTTTTTACACAGACCCAAATACTAGCCAGCCAACTTTTAACCAAAGCTGGCCCACGGGTACTGTTGCGTCTGACGCAATGGCCTATGTGTTAGATGACCCAGACGCTGTATTTAGAATGCAGGGAAATGCGGCATTGGCACAAACCACGCTCGGCAATAACATTGCCGTTGTTCAAACAGCAGGTACTGTTCAGGCTGGTCGTAGTCACAATTCGGTTAACGCCGGAACTGCTGCTACTACTAACACTCTCCCTTTACGAATTTTGGAGTTTGTTGACGGCCCAGAAAGTACAGTTGGTGATGCTTTTACTAATGTTCTTCTGACGTATAACGCCGGAATGCATCAGTATCGCAGAGCCTTAGGCACATAACAGGAGACTAGCGAATGGCTATTTCAAGAGCGCAAATGCTCAAAGAGCTGCTTCCGGGTCTTAATGCCCTGTTTGGCTTAGAGTATGCAAAGTACGAAGACGAAGATAAGATGATTTACGAAACTGAATCCTCTGATCGCTCGTTTGAAGAAGAAGTTAAGTTAAGTGGTTTTGGTGCTGCACCCGTTAAACCTGAAGGCTCTGCAATCAATTATGATTCAGCGCAAGAAGCGTTTACAGCTCGCTATACCCACGAAACCGTAGCGCAGGGTTTCGCAATTACAGAAGAGGCAATGGAAGACAACCTTTATGCTTCTCTGTCTCAGCGATACACTAAAGCACTAGCGAGAGCGATGGCTTACACCAAGCAAGTTAAAGGTGCGTTTCCTTTGAACAATGGCTTCACTGCCGCTTATCAATCTGGCGATGGTGTTAACTTGTTCACAGCGGTAGGTGATGGCATAGTTGGAGGTGGAGGTCACCCGCAAGTTAATGGTGGCTTTAACTCTAATCGTCCTGCGGTTGGAGCTGATTTGAATGAAACTTCATTAGAAGACGCAATCATTGCGATTGCGGCTTACACTGATGAGCGTGGACTTCTTATCGCTGCTCGACCAAGACGTTTAATTGTTCCACCTAGCCTGATGTTTGTTTCAACTAGAATCCTTGATTCTGAGTTGCGCGTTAGTACAGCTAACAACGACATCAACGCCATTAAGAACAACGGTTCTATACCTGAAGGTTATTCGGTCAATCATTATCTGACTGACACTAACGCATGGTATATTATTACTGACGTTCCAAACGGCATGAAGCACTTTGAGCGTACTCCGCTTGAAACTTCAATGGATGGCGATTTCGATACTGGTAACGTGC